ATGGCTAGAAAATCACCAATCATTACCCCTATCAAAAGAAAACCAAGAAAGATTCAAATCCTTACTGATTACTCAATCCAATTTGATGATTACCTTATCCAATGTGAAGAAAGAAATTTGACAGTAAAAAGTATTGAAGGTTATCGTTTTTATTTAGGGTATTTAAAGAAATACCTTGAAGAAAATCAACATTCATTATTAGTTGATGAAATTACTGAAAGAGATTTAAAAGATTTTTTAAAATTCATGCGAGAAAAAGGTAATACCCAAGCAACAATAAATTCTGCTATTGCATCAATAAGACCATTTTTCAATTATCTAGTTGAACAGGAAGTTATCAAAGATCATCCTATGGCAAAAATCAAAAAAGGGAAAGTTGACCAAAAACCTATTATCCCTTTTTCAAGTGATGATATTCATATTCTGTTGAAACAACCTGATAAATCCAGACAAGCAGGATATAGGGATTATTGCATAATGCTTATGCTTTTATCTACCGGAATGAGAATAAGTGAATGTCTAAATCTCACAATTTCAGATATTGATTTTAAGAATAATCGCATACTCATTCGAGAAAGTAAAAACAGGACACCAAGAATAGTAGGAATGGCAAAAAAGATAAAAAGTGAACTACAGCGTTATATTCGCTTATGCCTTGTAGATTCTAACCCCTATGATTTTTTCTTTCAGAATCAAGATAGTGGAAAACTTGCAATTAGAACAATTCAAGAAAATATAAGCCAGTATGGTAAACAAGCCAATATAGACCCTAGAATAAGAGTAAGTCCCCATACTTTTCGCCATACCTATTCTATTCATTATCTTAAAAATGGAGGGTCTACAGCATCACTCAGGGAGCAATTAGGGCATAGAACAATTGAGACAGTTGAAAAATATTTATATTGGTCAACTGATGATAAATTAGAAGAATTTGAGAAATATAATCCATTAGATAATATGGATTATTAGAGTTAAAAAAGGGAGTGTATTGGGTGGTACACTCCCTTTTTTATTAAAATAGTGGTTTAAGTTTAATCCGCTTACTCACCGTCAAACTATTATCCGTTCTATCAGTAGCAATAAGATTAATATAATATGTTGCACCATTGGCTTTAATACTACATTGGGTATTATCCAATACAGTAAAGGTATATTTATCATCAGGAGTAGTTTCAGGATCAATACTAAAATTAAATTCTGCCCCTTCAACTACAACGCCTGAACTATTTTTCTTTACGCAAGTATATGTTTTAGTTTTCCCTTGTGCTATCTCATTATCAGGTGGAGTATCACCTGTCAATTCTAATGTATAGGTTTCTGGCACTTCCACTTCTTTAACCGTTATTACAATATTATCCTGCACGTTAGGCATATCCACCATATAAGCGGTAATAATACATTCACCCTCAGAAATTCCCGTTATTAGCCCCGTTTGGTCAACTGTTGCAATACTTGCATTATTAGAACTATAACCTATTTCCTTATCTGTAACGGTAGTACCGTTTAATTTAAGTTCTACTGTTAATTGCAAGGTATCATTTAGGTTTATATTGGCAGTATCCCCATTAGAAATGCTCAGAGTGTAAACATAATCCTTACCATTAGCAACTTCATTTTCAACATCATCATGAGTAGTATCAATAGTATCAAGATTACAATGTAATATAAGCAATCCATTTCTGGTTAAGTCTTTGCCAACAACCTTAAAAGCATTACCCATTTTAATAAACCTATTATCTAACCCTATTTTTTGAGATTTTTCATTAAGCTGCATGGTAACAATTATCTTACCAGTAGCTATATTTATATACTGGCCTGTTTCTACATCAAAATATCTGGAATCAACAATAGCAGGGAACTCCCTTACTATTCCATCAAGCATAAATTTAATATTATAATTACATTTCTGAATAATACCTTTGTAGTAGTTAAATCGTTTATGCCCGATTTGTGATATTATCAGCCATTTCTCCGAATCCCAGGTTATATAATCCCCCTGATTCAATTCTTCGGTACTTGATATGGTTCTCAAATCAGATTGACTATTAATTGGCAGATTATTTATAATCGCCTTTTTAACCTGGGTACTATCGTTAATTAGAATATCATCCCCTGCCATATTCAGGATATAATTGTAATCACTATCAATATGGTTAAAAATGTTCATAAAATCCTCCTGTTTTAAAATAAAATTGCTCCCAAAAAGCGTTTAATCTGACCGGGGTATATAAAACTATTACCCGGCTTATTTAAAGCGAATTTAGAAGCAATTTTACTTGTATTTCATTAAGTTTTTAGTAAGTAAAAATGTATACAAAGGATGATCCATCTTGATATACATTATCATCATCTGGCAAAATTCTTATTTTCCGTTCTAATTGATCAATCCGGCTTTGCAGATTCTCGGAAAACTCTGTAACGCTTATATCCTCAGTTTTATAAGACTTCATCAATTGTGGATTATTCGCTATTGCTTCGAGTATTGATAAAGCTGTTTTGAGAATATTCTTTTTGTTGGTATTACTTTGCGGATCATATTCTACTATTCCGGTAAGTTCATTTTCTAATAGGAATACTGATAGCTGTTCATCAGTATATGATATATCGCTAATTTCCATTTTTAAGCGTTCAAGATTTGTCATATATAAATTCCTCCTTAAAATAAATACCCCTAAAGGGGTAAGAATGTTTTTATATTAACCAAATACGGCAGTAGTAGTTAAACCAGAACTATCAGGAAAACTTACATTTCCTCTAATAATGGTATTTCCATTATATCTGCCTATTTGTGTATTATTTAAACCAGTTAATACTAAGGTCTTTACAGAAGGGTCAATGTAAATTTCCGCTACATCATTCCATTTAATACCTCCACCAAAATCAATAGGATTCATGTATAAGTATTTGCCAATAGTAGCATTTGTACCAACATTGATAGTAGTATTTGATTCTATACTCCCACCAATGATTTTAGGACTTTCAATAGTAGTAGATGTTATTTTAGTAGCAGTTATATAACTAGGAATATCACTTTTAACCGCAACATCTGGTTTGCTAGTTACCTTATTCCATGAAATATAGGCATTCGGCCCCATTTGAATATTGTCTCCAACAATTAACTGATCAAGCATATCTGTTTACCTCCAATATAAGAATTAATATATCTCGAATCTCTTAATACACATGATTTTTGTTCAATTTTATTTCTTGTTAATCTAAAAACTGTTAATGTACCCCCTATTTCTTCGCAGACAACGGTTTCGTATAACGTTTTATATCTGTTTAGCAATATATCAAAATCATTAATATTAACCATCGAATTATCAAAGTTTTTCTGTACTTGCTTGCATTTAACCCCCAAGAATACTGGAATACATTCATTTCCAACTGCATTTATTGTACGAATATCAAAGTTAGTTTTATCATCAAAATAAGCTAATTGCGGTTTACCCCTATAAGTAGCTATCAGCATTCCCACAACCATATCACTACCCGTATTTTTACCAAATAAAATTTCAAACTCTTTTTTTGCTATATTTCTAAGGCTCTGGACAGTTTTTTCTTTTTGTTTTTTAAATTTATCAATAATTGTTTTACTAATATCTGCATAACCTCCAGAGAAAATAACCATATCATCAATTTGCGTAACCTTGTTGAAATTATCATCTTTTTTAAATAATTGATTATTAATTTCAATTGAAACCCTGGAATCACCAGCTATGTATATTTCATATGGTTTCAATAAGCATACGGATAAACTCATAAATCCCCTCCTAAATAAAAAAGCACCCCTGAAAAGAGGTACTTAGCATTTGTATATACATTTGTTATTACTTGTGTTTTTCCATATATTCTAATAAAGCAAAACTTAATAAATCCTGCGACTTATATAATTTTTGGCTTGATGTGTATTGTTTCCAATTTTCATAAACTGTACTGTTCATCCTAAATGAAACTAATTTGATTTCACCATCTGGAATATCAATCATTGCATCAGGATTAGTATTAGCATATGTATTAGCATATGTAATACGGTTTTCCAATACTGCTAATCTATTTAATACCTCTGTTAATACTTTCGTATGCTGTACTACTAAAGAAAATACATTTGTAAATACACTATTGATTAGATAGTACCCTTTCTGGTTTAGTGGATTGACTAGGTTTTGTTTTTGCATATTTAATTCGCTTGCAATTTGGTCTATATCTTTTCCTGCTGATAGTTCTGCATTGAGGAAATTAACTCTTGCTTTATCGTCCAATTTTAGATAATCCTGTTTGTTCATAGGTAATCCCTCCTGTATATATATTTGTTAATACAAGTATATAGCAGAAGGAGAATAAATACAAGTGTTAATACAGTTGTATTTATAAAAAATGTCTTATTCTGTTGGACATTTTAATAAATCAAGAATAACCGCTATGATCAACAACAGGCCATCATTTTCATTAATAATGCCGTATTTCCTTGATTCATTTCCATTAATATATCCAGACATATCCCAAAAAAATTGATTATATGATTCAATATCATATTTACTATTTCTTCCGAAATCTGTTTCAAATGAATCTTCGTATTTTTCGTAAATGAAGTATACAAGGTCATTATCATACATATGCTTTTCTACTTCTGAAATAGTCTCTTTATGTCCTGCCGATACTAAAGCAACTACCTCCAGTGCAAACATATTTATTCTATCGTATTTGCCAAAATTGCTCATTTAGATTTCACCACCACTTCTATAATTACCATTACTACCATCTATAATCACACTTATTACATTGATATGTTTTTGTAAGTTTACCGACCGAAAAAACACCAAACAATGCAACAGAACCTACTTTGCTTGCACCACTAACCTTTTTGTATTTATTGAACCGCAGTTAGGGCATTTAATAAGTGGCATGAAAACACCTCCTATTGATAGTAAATGAAATGTAAATCATTTAATAGCTAGCAGTTAACATAGATTTATATATTTTACTATCAACTTCTGCAATTAATTTCTTACCATTTTTTAATTCACAAGCAATTAAAAATTCTTTTTTATTACCACCTGCTAATATACCTGCAATTAAACCCAATGGCCCTAATGCTAAACCACCTACTAATCCCCAACCAGCAGTACCTATAAATTTCTTTTTATTTTCTTCGGTAATTATTTCAACGCTTTGAATATCATTATTAATGAAATTTACTTTACTAAATAATCCACCATCTTTGGGAACAATGGCAGGTTTTCCGGCAATTATTTTAATTATTTCATCTTTAGAAAAATCACCCGCTATAATTTTACCAGTAGCCATATTTTCACCCCCATATAGTATTTTAACACATTATATGGTATATATTGCCTCTTTAAGTAAAAATTATAAACGTTGAAAATTAGGTTAGATACGCCCCAAAAAAACCATTTAGGGGTATTCACAAACAAACCAGACATATATTCTTACTGTATACTTATGCACTCGCTTGCATAAAAATTTCCTAAATAATGCTCCAACTTCCTACAATAAGTATTATGTAAACCATGGAATCCCTTAATATTGGGCTTTGCATTAACAATAATAATTATATGTTCCATATTCCACCTGTCACGTACATATTCTTGATAGTTTTTATACATTAAAGCATCTTGTTTATCCCCTTAAATTTTAATGATACATAATGTAATTATGTATCATTATAGTATTGTGTCTGGTAATAATCACCCTCATTTTTAGAACTCTCGTTCGGTTGTGCTTGGTGAATCGTAATCACTTTTCATTAAATTATATATTATGTCCGGCACCGCTATTAATAACATGAACCGAACGGGTGTTCGGACATGCACTCTATTTATCCCCACAACATCAATATATCGGTATTTCTACCCATCACCCCATCCTAATTGATAATCACTATCATTAACTCACTTCTTTTTTATTCCCTTCTTGCTTAATTAACTCCATTTCCTGCGATGTATCGTAAATATATGGACTTCTACTAAGCAGAGTTTGCAACGATATAGCATCCATTTCCCTTAATGCTTTCAAATTATCAATAATCTCTTTAGCATTGTTTGGCAGATTATATTCAAATATTACCTCTAAATCCGATATATCCAGATCAATACCTTTTAATCTCTGTATCTTTGCTATCTGTTCAAATCTACTATTAAAACCCCTCTTTAAATACTGCTCAAACATGGCTGCCTTAATCATGCTCAGCGAATATAGCATCTTAATAGATGTTTCACTTATATTGCTTATTTCACTTCCTGCCATTACTACAGACGGTAAACCAGCAACATCAAGTAATGATTGTTTCAAAATATCATACAAAGCTTTTAAACTGTTATAGTCCATCTTACCAGTAAGATAGTCCATACTTCCATCTTCTTTAAGCTGTAAAGCATATCCAACTACATTAGGATCAATCTTTGCTTCTCCATCTCTACCTAGATTAAGTGGATCACCTTTAATTACTGGTGTAGGTTGCAAGAATTTATAAAAAGCATCGTGATACTTACTAATAACTTTCTCCATAGAATCCAGAATATCAATATAATCAACTATACTGCTTACACCCTGTAATTCATCCAGTTCACTTGGAATTATATAAGCAATAGGTAATCCACTTATATTCTCATACTCTCCTGTCTTTCTTAAATTACCACCATTATCATCATAAGTGGTTACTGTCTCAAGCGTATATACCTGATAATAGCTTACTGCATCAATGCAATAGTAATAAATAAAAGCTATCATTTGCCCCATGTCATTATAGATTGGATAAGAATCAGCCCCATCAAGTAGTTTGCTTGTGATATTACCACTATCATCCACATATACATACTCGTATGCTTCTCCGGCCTTAATCATGGCATTGGTTAATTTAGGATCAAACAATGGGTATTTACCCTTATTATAAATATCCCTGATAATTCTCAATGTTTCGGTATCATCACATGATAGAGTTAATTTATTCTTCAATAAAAATTGGGTCTGGAATTCCGTTATCATCTTAGCGTAATTCATATTTATGGCTGCTGGTTTAAAAGGTTTATTATTGTGATACTCTATCTGTCTCTGTTTTATCAAGTGCTTACCGCTTAAATACTCTTTTACATTGAGAATATTTCTTATTCTATTCTGTTGCCAGGAATCCCCTACTGCATCTTTAAACCATGTGGGAGAACCATCGTAATTATCTTTTATGTAATCATTCAATGTTTGCATATTATCTACCTCCTGATTATCGAATTATTAGTCAAACTATAAATCGCTAGAGCTGAAGCAATTATCATATCATCATTGCTGGCCTTTCCGGTCATTTTGCCTTTTCCGGTCATGATGTAAGATTTCATTTCATCAAGTAGTTTTCTTGAATTAATCAATACATCACCATTAATAAAAGCATTCTTGAAAAGCTCAATTAATTGGACTTTGCTAGTTGCTGTAGTATCAAAACCATAAACATAAGTTCTGCCTTTATCTGTAAACTTCTTTGTTCTAACAACATTGATATATCCGAATTCATGACGCATTTTATAAGCAAATGTACCCGCATCATAATTCCTTTCAATAAGCATTTGAGCATAATTAAAATACTTACCTATCTGGTAAGCAATTTCCGCAAAACGATATAAAGGTATATTGTTTGAATAAAATTCTGCTACCATTTCCCCATCATTGGAGAATATGGAACAGGTTGAATAATCCAGTCCTGTACCTGAAGCAATATCACATCCCATATGGTATTTCATATTCCTCTGGATATCTTTATATATAAATAAATTCTTATTAAAATAAGGCTTTAAAATCTCCGGCAAGGGTTTTACTTCGTTATAACTTAAAGGCTCAGGAATATAGATATATCTGTCATTGATCTTATCAATCGGGAATACTAATCCCTTCAAGCTTGTAGAAAATGCTTCCTCGGGGAAACTAGGGTACTCTGAAAACATTTTTTCTTGACTCATGTCCTGTTGCTTCCACAAATACCATGCTATTTGTTTTAAGGTTACTAATTTCTTTTCATACAATGGTATAAAGTATGGCTCAATATCGGCACTTGCTAACATTCTCCCATGATTATTGTCCCTATACCATTGGTCAGCAATATCAATCTCATTCTTATAATTCTGTTTTGATGAATCACAATACCATGGGTAAAAGTGATATCTAAACTTACTTCGATTTCTATAAGAATTCATAAATAATTTATAAAAATAATCTGTAGTTCCCTGTTTTGCGGTACTCTCAACAATAAATGTAGATGAATTATTCTTACTCAAGCATGGATCAGTTGAAGCAATAGCGTTTTCTTGACACTCAGCGTCATACATTCCGAACTCGGACAATAATACCCCTTCAAGGGTTAAACCTCTTGCAAGGTCTTTATTTCCGGCAACTTTAAAAATAATTCGTGATTGGTTCTGAAATTTCAATTCAAATTCATTATCTCTTTGTAATTTGGGTCTATATTTATCTGGCATAGAATAAAGCATTTGCTTTAATTTCTCGCCAATACCCTTTGTTGAATCCTCATTGTAACTGGCTATTAAATACGTTGTTTTGGGGATTGTAATGGCTTTCCAGAGATAATACAGGCTTACCACTGTAGTAATCCCTAATTGCCTTGATTTAAGCACAATAGTATGTTTATTGCTTTCCATCCCATCAATTAATTCCTGTTGTTCTGGAAGTGGTTTAAATATTACTTCCTGGTTTTCATTGTTCATTATCTTAATGAAATTCTTACACCATAGAAAAAAATCCGAATTAATCATTTGTAGCTTTGTTTCGGTTTTCATAATTCCCCCTTCCGGGCATAAAAAAAGCAGGTATTACCTGCACTAATGCACCTAATTTAATTAATTACTAAACCATCATCTTCATCATCTACTGTTTGCTGTGACTTGCTATTCAGTTCTTTAAGATTGCTCTTTACTTCTTTTTGAAGCATCAGAAAGGTTTTAATACTCCGTTCATCACCCTGCTTGGCCTTATCAACAACAGAATCATAAATATCAAAAAAATCCGAATTCATGCGCTCCTTGGTTAGAATATACATTAATCTTGCGTATTGATCCGTTTTTTCCCATAATTCCATTCTTTTAAATGCTTCTTCACTACCGTTGAAAAACTTATTAATTATATCCTCTTTAGACCATTCACCATAATCGGTTTTATTGTTTGATAGGCCATTCTTCCAAAGAAAATAAATCCTTCTGCGATTGCTTGTTAGTTTATATACTTCTTGTAAAAGTTTCATAAGTTCATTACCTCCATTTACATCAAACTTTTGTCTTGCAGACGGCTCCCCCCCTATATTCGTGCTTCGCTGAAGCTTCGCACGAATTATCCCCCCCAGGGGGAACGTACATTTTTAGCATTTTAAAATTTGGCACTTTATAACCACAATTAATATATTGTACTTAGTATAGGTTTTAAAGTGCCAAATTTTTTCTAGTATAATATTAAAGTTCCAAAATAAAATAGAAAATTAATTCCTGCCCGTTTACGGGCAGAATCACGAACGCAGAGTGAACGCAAGTTCACGCAAGTGAGTGATATAAACCGTCTATAGGACTATAGGTAAATATTTATGCTCTTATTAATATTTCCGCTAATTCCATTTGTGTATCTAAATATGTATCTGGTAGTTTAAATAATTTTTTGACTTCAAATGGAGAAACTTCTCCAATCCAACTATCTATTAATTTTTCATATTCTTTTTCGTATTCTTGCTGTTTCTTTTCATAATTATTTTTTGCTTGTTTGTTCATGTAATTAATTACCTTATCATTTAACTTTTTCTCTTGTGCCAGAATTTCAGCTTGCTCCAATGCTTCAAGTATATACTTATGGGTAAATAATATATCAATTTCTGTAAACGAATAATGGATATTGTATCTTTCCCACAATAATTCATTAACTCTATCAAAATACTCCTTCGCTTTAAATTTTAAATACACTTGCGTTATAATTTCTAATTCCATTTCCTTCAATACTTCACGCTGAGTATCTCTAATATAATTTTTCTCATCATTAGTTGCTAGCCTTATATTATTCTGTATTATTTTCCCGTCTATAATTTCCCGTATGTTAATTACCGTATTTTCGGTATAATCTATTAATCTTCTATTTTCCAAATTCCTCAAAGAACCAAATAATATTTCCTTCAGTTTTTGATAAGATCGCTGGTAAAAATGGTTAATATCATAATTTGTAATATCTGCAATACTGTTTTCTTTTATTTTTTTGTAGTCTTTATCAATGTAATTTTGGTTAATCATACTTAGCATAAGGAACAGTTTTTTAACCGTAAAACTGGCTCTATATCCTTTTTGTTTGGATAAATAACTTAATAGCAATAGTTCGATATGCTGGATATACTCGCTGTTATTACCTTTTACTCTTTTATCGGTTTTTTCCAATGGTTGATCATATATTTCTAGGATTATGAGTTTATGGCCAACTTTTTTGAAGTCAAAATATCTTTTCCAATCTTCCATTTGATACTTTTTAGATTTACCACTTTTTTCTTCTTGGTTAAGCAGATTACACATAATAGAATAATTTTTTACTGCCATTCCAATTGATAAATTTTTTTCAACTATTTGTGCGAATTCATCTTTTATGTTTTTTTGTAGTACACTTTGCATATATATTAAATCATATCTCCTTCTTCAGTTATAATTTCATCTTCTTGTTGCTCATCCATTTGATTATACTTTTTCCGGCTCCACTTCTTTATTTCATTTTCAATGCCTTTGACATTATGGAATGAAAATATAAGTCCTTCATTTGAAATATTATTTGGCATTATCTTTTTTACAGAGAATCCCTTATTTATTAGATGATTTGCTAATTCGTATCCATAAATAAATACTGGTTTACCTACCGTCATCTTTTTAATGCTCTGGTTCTCTTTCTCCGGTTGCATGATTATTTCTTTATCGTCATTTATCTTTATAGTAATATTCATCTAATCATTTCTCCCTTTCTTGAAGTAATAGATATACTCCGTATATTTCCTTTTCAGCTCATCTGATAAATTCGTTGATCCTGTCTCCCATTGGGATAGATTGGATACACTACAATTACAATATTTTGCAACATCAATTAATCTTACTCTATTGCGTTGTCTCCAAATCCGATATTGCTCAAAATCCATTAATTCATTCATATTTGGTAAATTGGGCATTATTGTTTTCTCCTTCCTAAAATATTTTAATAATGGTTAAAAAATATGGAGGTATCCCCTTGAGGATACCCCTATAAAATTAAGATGCGTTAATTGCACCAGTGGTAAATTCAGCGTTCTTGTTTCCAGCGGAATCCTTGAGTGCATCAGCACCAAGTTTAATTTTGTTTGTGCTACCAGTTAAAGCAGAATTAAATGTTACTACCAGTTTTCCACCAGTTATAGCAACACTATCACTAGCACCCAGGGCAGCAAATGTACTTCCATCAGACGCAAAAGTAACTTTTGCTTTTAAAGCAGCCAGGTCAGCAGTTGCATTACTTACCTTTTCATTCATGATAATTGTTACTACTTTCTTACTATCGTCAATTGCAACATTAGCAAGTGTAGGAGCAACTACATCAATAAGAAATCTTACCGCAGCAGTAGGATGAAGGAATTTCATAGTGTTTTCGCAAACTATGAAGCCCTTTCTTGAATCACCTGTTACTGACAGGTCGTGATATTGAACATTTCTTAGATTACAGAATCTAAGATAATCCATATTAGCCAGTATCATGCTATTTGTGGGCATTGACGGTACTGTATATAAATAGCAAGAACCATAGGTTAAATTAAATTTAACCGCAGGACTTCCAAACTCATTGGTTACCCCCTGGTAATAAGTTTTATCATTAAATAGATAAGAGACTTTATCTGTCATATTATAATCGCATAGTAATACAAGATTCTGGCTGGCAGTTCCAGCTTCTTTCATCTTTCTAGCCATTGCATTTAAGGTGTTAAAGTCAGGATCGGTTTTTGAGGTAATAATATTATCCTCGGTAATAAAATTAAGTAAACCTTTCATTTGGCGGCTAGTGGATTCATTTTCTTCGGTGTATGTACCGTTTATCAAATACCATTCCAAATCTCGTTTTAATTCCAATAACCTATTATTTAGTTCATGGGCAAAAAGATCATTAATATTTTCCAGTTCTACAGCCTGTGCAGTATTACTTACGCTAACTGCCTTTTCCATTATCTGGCATATATTTTTATCACCAGTATTTCTAGTGCTGGTCTGGAAATTGGTTACATCAGCACCTTCAAGGGCTGTACTCCTAGTATTATCCAGATTCTCATATTTCCAATTTACTAGCACACTTCCTACCTTTTGCGCCCGTCTCATGAGCAGACTTGAAAAAGGTAGATTAATATTATCAAGCAATATTAATTCCTTGGAAAGATCAATAATTTCATTGTTCAAATTAGCTGTCTTTATCATAGTCATAGTTTATAAATTCCTCCTTCGTTTTATTGAAATAGTTTTGATAATTTGGATTTGAGCATACCTTGAACGTCACCCTGCTTTTCAGCATCAGCATATTCATCAGTCTGCTTGTGCTTATCCTCTGGCCGGAATGAGCTATCAATTTTATTTTGCTTCTTCAATTCTGACAGTTTAGCAATTTTGGCCTGAGCCAGTTCTACTGAATCAGCTTCAACCAAATCAAACATAGATTCATCAAGTCCTGCTTTACTCAGTTCCAATTTGATACTGTTAATCAAATTGTCTTTTTCAAGCTCCTTGACTTTTTCAATAGCCTTATTACCTTCAATGACATTATTCTTAAGCTCTGTAATCTCCGTTTCAAACGGCTTAAACAGTTCAATAACCTCATCTTTTGTATAAGAATCTTTATCATCCAGATTCAGCATAATAATTACACCTCCATATTTTTATCTATTTATTAAAAGGGTTTAAATCCCCGATTAATCAAAAAAAGAAATGAGTGCCTGAAGTTACAAGCACTCTGTGTAGTGCATAAGATTCCCACTACTCAGCTGTCGAAGGTAATTTCAGGAGTCTCCAGATTGGTTACTGGAATGTCGACAGCAGCATATAAATTAAATGAAATACCCTTGCTTTAAACAAAATACTATATATATTAACCCCTGCCTGCTATTCAGGGGATAATACCAAAGTAATACTTGACATTTTACTCTGTTTTATTTAATATGATATTATTAGGTATATTGTCTATAATATTTCTTCAATATCCCTCACTTATTAGATAACTTTTTTCCCTTCTTTTTCGCAGACTTCCTTTTCATGCCTTTTTTTAAGAAGTTTCACCCAATAAGCAAGCTTTGTATCACCGTATTCTGCAATGATATAATCAAAATCACTTAATAATTTATATTTTAGCAGTATCAAACTTCTGTTTTTTTCTTTGTTCATGGCAGTTTTACTACTAAAACCCATCTTGCTAACAACATCATCCACTGGCATCATCTCATAGTACAAATGCTTAATTAACATCTGTGGCCGTTCTTTTAGGTTTTCAGTAATTATTTTTCTTAAATAATTTTCGGTTGTTTTATCGAAACTGATTTCACTAAAATCAAAATCTGGTTCTGGCTTGCATACCGCAAAAATAAGATCAGTCTCTTTGTTGTCCCTAAATTTCTCCCTTTCATCCTTATTATCTCTGAGCAGAAAATTATTAATCCCTGTTTGATATTTAGTGATATTGCAAGGAAAATAGCCAGTTTCAGCATTGTATAATCGCCAACTGTTTATTTTGTTTTTTCTGCTTTTATTTATTTTTTTGCTGTATTCTTGATCAGTCAATTCAATATTTTTTATTCTGATTTTTTCAAAAGGAATATCATATTTAGTGATTACTGCATTTTCTACAGTTGGATAGCTTTTTGCATTTGGAATTACAAATACATCATTATCCTCATCTTCATCTTTGGAGTATAGTAATTCTTCTTCCTCGATAATATTTTCCAAATCATCCGTTTCGATATTTATATTAATAATATCTTTGTCATATTTGCTATTCGCTCCAAGCTCGTAAAAATTAATATAAGATTTATTTGATTGATGAAAATCGGCATCATATTTATCATATCTTTGGTTATCCATCATTTGATCCAGAGATTTATGTCCTTTAAAAGGTTCAAAGTATTTGGGGTAATACTTGTTGAAATAAGCCCAAACCCTATTTTTAAAATTTCCTACTTTTTGCTTAAAAAGGTAGTTCGCCATAAATGCCCTTGGTTCTTTAATATCATCATAAAGTTTAAAATTCTTTAGCAATATCCGTACAATTTGCTCAATAAAATCAATAAAATATGTATAATCAATATCATCACCATATGTTTTGAAATAATACTGGCTCATTTCAATGGCTAATCCGTTGATTCGTTTATTTTCAATGGTTAATCCATTGATTTGTGCGTATATATCTTCTCCGCTAAGGATTCGATCTATAATCGGATCACGTTCGTCTCGCTCCCCTGAAAATACCTGTTTAGCATTACTTATCTCATTAAATGAGTTCAATTTTTTATTTAACTCTGCAAGTTTAATTACATCTTCGTTAGTCATTGTTGGTCATTAATCCCTCCATTTTTATTTTTTTAAAATGCAAAAAAGCAAGAAAACAGAACCTGTAAATATACAGGGAATTCCCTTGCTACTGTTATGCCAAGGATTTTTTTGAATTATAATAATTCCCCGATCTCACTCCCTTTCTTAAATTTGTTTTTATTGTACCACCATAGTCAGATATTGTAAAGGTATAAATTTATTATTATACTATTTATTTATTAATACTGTCAACATGAATTTTATTATTCTGATAATTTAATCTCTATATTATATATACCACTCTTAATCATTTTTGAAATAGCCAATAAAAAAACCATATGAAATATGGCTTCCTTTTCCCGATATATTTATATTTTGTTTTTAATCCAAACAAGGAGAATTTAATCCCCTTGCAAGTGCCATACTAAGCACTTATTGTACAAATTCACCCGGCACAACAAGAAAATAGTTTGTATTATTTCCATGATTATCATGGAAATAATATTCATCTCTTATTGCATCATAAAGTAATCCATATGCCTTTCCAGGAGTTAAGTAATTCTGTAAAACCTGTAATTCGATTGGGATTTCACCACAAACCCAAAATGTGGCATCCTCAATACTAACCGTGTCATAAATTCTTTCTCCTTTTGGCACATCTCGAAGGTTAATGTATTCTGAATAATAACCTTCCCCCAGCATGTCTAAATCCTCCATTGCTCTCTCTTCATCATCATATCCTACAAAACCAGTGGTAAGTCCTGAAAACAACGCTCCGAACTTTGCATTTACAAAATAACCATCCTTATTCTTAATTACCCAACATTGTTGATCAAACATCTAGTAATTCCTCCTTATAAATTTGATAAGGTAATTATACATGATATAAAATAATATTGCAATACTTAATTTTTTATGTTATAATTAAGATTTTTTGTTGTCATATTTATATTAATATTTTAATTAGGGGTAAATAGCCATTTAAGTAATCTAATCTAAACACCCTTACAGGCATTTTTTATACTTATTCATCCCGCATATTTTCTACCCAAAGCACATTGTATTTACCAATGAAATTGCTTCAAATTCAAGTGATAAGGTATCAGGTATAGGTAAGGTAAGGGTGAGGAGTTTTGGAGTGTTTTAGAAGGGATTATATTGATTAAATAAGATCAAGTGATAGCCAAAAAAATAACGCCTGGGTAGGCGTTAAAATTGTTGATTTATATTTCTTCTTTATTTTCGGCTGTGATGTTATGATTAATTATTCTCAACCATTCTAACCCTTCAGATAATCCAAGAAATAAAAATCCACTAATTACACCTGAAAATACTGTTCCTATCGCAAGGGATAATTGACTAAACAAAATCTGTTTAGCAGCAATATATTTTGCTTCAGCAAATTCGTTTGTATATAATTCATCAAATACTTGTTTTGCTATCTTATAACTATCCCAATCAATATTAGTTAAAATAATTGTTCCACCGATAGCACCTAGAATAATTAATATAAATCCTGTTACTTTTAAAACTTTATCCAACAT